TGTTGCAACAGTATCTGCATCAGCAACAGCATCACTACCATATTCAGGTACATTAACTTTAGGTGGTACCTCAGCAGGTGCTAGCAGATTAGTTGGTCAACTTCAAGAACTTCGTTTTTGGTCTTCGAGTTTGCAAGATTCAGCTATGAATAATCATACTAAAGCACCAGGTGCGTATGATGGAAATACTGATGCATATTCTGAATTAATTTTTAGATTACCATTAAACCAAAATATAAATCATAGTTTAACATCTAGTCTAAACGGAATTCAGCCAGCAATCTCAACTATATCCGCTTCATTTGCATCTTGGACAAATAATACACCATATGATTCAATTGAAGAAACATATTATTATGATTCAGTATCATTAGGTGCTGGTACATATGATGATAATAAAATACGATTAGAAGATAATGAATTAATTGGGACACTCGATGTTAAAACTAGAGCAGAACGTAGTCAATATGATAAAGCTCCATTAGATAGTAAAAAACTAGGAGTATATTTTTCTCCACAAACAATGATTGATGAAGATATTATTGCACAATTAGGATTTACTTCTTTAGATGATTACATCGGAGATCCAGGCGATACAGATTCAAAATCATATCCTCAATTAATTCAAGCCGCTCAAACATATTGGAAAAAATATCAAGATCGCAATGATATAAACGCATATATTAGTATGTTTACATTGTTTGATTTATCATTTTTTAAACAATTAGAACAATTACTTCCTGCCCGGGTAAATAAATTAACTGGATTACTAATACAACCAAATTTATTAGAACGAAGTAAAGATACAATATTACCAAATATACAAAACTTTTTACCATTATATACTGCAGTTTTAGATTCAGTTTCACCCACTGCAGATGGATTGTATCCATATTATAATGGATCATTATCTGGTAGAATCATGGAATTATCAGGAATTGATGATGATCAGTGGCAAGCATATTTAACTGCATCTAATTCTGAAAAATATGATAGTGTTCCATATTCATATGATTATTTATTAAGATCTGGTAGCACGTGGATTACTGCATCATCTCCATATTGGTTAAGTGATGCACTACAACCTATATATACAGATGCAATTTTTTCTACAACTAAATTTAAATCTGGTTCTGCTGTATTTAGTACTGGTAGCGGTGGCTCTGGTATAACTGCTACATATGGTGCAGGTACATATGGATCTAGTACATATTATTTAGATTCAGTTGGAGCCGGATGGACTGGTATTTTAGCAGAAGTACAAGATTATTTACCAACTGGAATACGAAATCAAAGATATGCAGGATGTAAATTAACATCTCCTGGTTTTAATATTAATTCAACACAAACAATTGATGGCAAACCGGTAGTGGAATTTAGATCTGCAAATCCGAATCAATTAATATATCAAAATGTAGACAATGTTAATGGAAGTTTTGTATTAGCATAATTTTTAAAACATCGATATTTATTAAAAAGTAAAAGGAAACATATGGGTTATCTAGATAATTCGAGCGTTACGGTCGACGCAATTTTAACTTTAAAAGGCCGCGAATTGTTAGCCCAAGGTGGTAACGCATTTAATATCACTCAATTTGCAGTAGGTGATGATGAAATTGATTACTCACTTTGGAATCCAGATCATCCGCTAGGAACTGATTATTATGGTATTGTTATTGAAAATATGCCGATAACAGAAGCTATTCCGGATGAAACGCAAGCGCTACGATATAAATTAGTAACATTACCAAAACAAACAACAAATATTCCTGTTGTGAATGTAGGTAATACTAATATTATACTAAATGCCCCAGGTAATAGTGCAGTTATTGCACCAAATACAAGTAACTTCCAAGGAGGAAATTCAAACTTAGGATACACTGCAATTCTTTCTGATTCAACAGTTGCAGATATACAAGTTACTAGAGCATTACAAAATTCAGTACTTCCAACAACTCCGCGTTTTATTGGCGATAATCAAGATGCACAAAGTGTTGCAGTTGCTGGATTTGAATTCCGTATTGTTGCAAAAACACAAATGCTTGCAGACAAAACTGCAACTATTTCAATTATTGGTAATGAAACAGGCGGAAGTGTTACTATTAACTTAACAGTTAAAAAAGTAACAACTGCAACTGTAAATAATGCAACGGCATAAAAAAGGTAAACATGAAAATGAATGATTTCATTAAAGAACTAAAACAACAACCACGCCATGGAGGTGTTCCTTCGAATCTATTAGCGGCAGTAGGCGCTGCTAATCAAGCATCTAGAACGGCAGCAACTCCGACGCCTGCACCAGCAGCTGCTGGCACAGCTGCGGTAACACAACAAGTTCAGCAGTTAGCTCAACAACTTGCAAATCAAATGGTTGCAGAGATGCAACAATCTCAAATTTTAGCTCGCAATGGCAGAGTGTTTACGAAATTTGATACAGTTAACGATATTGTTAGCAATCAAATTGAAGTTGTTACTGCAGGTGTATGGAGCGATGGTATTGCAAGTTTAACAACATTTTTTACGTCGTCAACACAAACAAATACACAACGTACATATTATGTTGATGTTTCACAAAAAACACCGGCAGCAACAGGTTCGGCTGTACAATTTTCTTTAGCATTCGGTCATGCTTTAGGTAGCGGTTCTGATTCACAAGGACAATTGAATGATGCTGCAAGTAAAGCAATTTATTCTCAATATCGTCAATTACTTTTGAATCCGAATGATACTCGTTTTACGACAGCTGGATCTGGTAGTACTGATTATGTTTATGTAGTTAATTTTAAACGTGATAGAATCAAAGAACGTTTAGATGCGGGAAATTGGGAATTACCATTAGTTGCAATTACTTCTAGAGCTACAAATGCAACCGGCTCTGTAGTTACAGGTAGTGGCGTAATTAAATTAATTGATGATTCATCAGTTTCGACGGGAACACTGGCTGATTCTGGAAAAGTTTATAATATTGTATCTGGATCAATTGGTGCTGGCGTATTTAATTCTACTAATCCAATATATTATGGACTTGCATACCCAGATCATGGTGTATTAGTACTTGATGGTAAAATGTTAGATCAACAATTAGGGTTTGCAACTAATAATGGTTCTAGTGTCGAAGCAAATAATCATTTTGTATTATTCCATTCTATTTCCGGATCTAGTTTGTTTACAGATTCACAAACAGGCGATCCATATGGTTTCCAAGCACGTAATTCTGAAAAAGTAACTAGCACACATTATTTTGTTAGAATTAAAAACGCAGAATATAATTTCTCAAATAATCCTTCATATGTAACCGGTTCAGTAGGCGAACTTTCACAAACGACGTTCGTAGGAGATCCTAAAACATATATCACAACGGTTGGATTATATAATGATAGTCAGGAATTATTAGCAGTAGCTAAACTTTCTAAACCATTATTGAAATCATTCCAAAGAGAAGCTCTTATACGAGTTAAATTAGATTTCTAAAATAACATAGATTTAAGCCCCGTTATATTTATATAAAATGTATCGGGGCTTTTAACTATATGGCACAATCAAAATTACAAAATACAGATAATCCATATCAAGGATCATATCCATCAGTTTTTAAAAAAATTGATACAACTGATGTACAAATCAATCCGTTTCAATCATATAAAACATGGACTGTATATTCTGGTAGTTTAACTTCTAGTATAACATCACTACAAGGGGTTTATACTGACGTGAATTTTTTGCCGGCGTTAGGATCTACATTAACGTTTAATGACGCTGCAAATATTGATGGTAGTTTGCAATCTGTTACATATTTTTCTATTAATCATTTATTTTACAAATATAAAGATCAACCATATAATACTTTTGGTGCAACCAATTTAAATCGTACTAAAAAGTTTTTATATGAATCTGCATCAATATTTTCTATTCCAATTAATAAAATTGGACAAGGAATTAAACCAGCATCGTTTAGTTTTACATCTTCGATATCTGGTTCATTTGTTAGTGATCGATATGGTAATATTATAGATACTTCATTTAATACATCATCAATTGTTACTGGGTATAAATTTTATGAAGGTTTTAATGAATATTTTGATATTACAAGAATAACATATACTACTTCAAATGTTTTAACTCAGCCGGGTATTCCTACAACAAACGGACAACAACGTTCTATAGGTTTAGCAGCATATTTTACCGGTTCGTCTTATATAGAAACATCATTAGATGGATATTACGACCGCGATCATGATTATGCTATTTCATTTTTTGTTAGTTCATCGAATGTTGGTACATCTAATCAATTAATATTAACAAAAGCATCTAGTTCATCAGCGCCGGTTTATCCATTTAAAATAGAACTAAGTGGTAGTAAACAAATTGTTTTTTCTGCAGCTGGTTCTACAAATTTTGTTGCACAGATATCTTCATCTGCGGCTGTTTCTAGTTCATGGACGCATATTGTTTGTCAGAAATCTGGAAGTAATTTACAAATGTATGTTAATGGTACTTTACAGTCATCTGTATCTAGTACATTATTAGGTGTTTATGATTCACCGTATACAGCGTCTGCTAGAATTGATAATAAAGATTTTTTAAAAATTGGCGGATATAATTCTACATCTTTAAATTTAAATGGTTTATTAGATGAAATACGAATTTATAATAAATCATTAACTAGCACAGAAATTGGTTATTTAGGTAATAGAACTGAAGGTGGAACTTTTTTACAAACTAATCATGTTGGTAATGTTTTTGAAAAACAGGGTTTAATCGTTTTTTCTAGTCCTGATTATCGTTTTCAAAATTTAATTAATACACCGTTTACTGCATCATATAAAAGTACAGTTTCAATTTATGAAATGTCAGTGATTACTAAATTAGATGCTGGCGATTTTAATATGTCTACTAATATAACATTAACAAAAGATGATGATTCTACATATTATTCATTTGTTAGTGGTAGTTCATTTGTGCCATATATAACTACAATTGG